CTTGCAGAGACACGTTTGGGCATGGAAAGAAGGTGAGGTACTTGATCCTGAAACGGGTATGCATCACTTGGCTCATGCCATGTGTTGCCTCATGTTTCTATATGAACATGATATACTGTATTCTATCGATGAAAATCTTAATAATGGAGTAACAAATGAAACTATCAAATGAAACACTTACCGTACTGAAGAACTTTGGTGCAATCAATCAAGGCATCATGTTCAAGAAAGGTAAGACTCTCAAAACTATTTCTTCACACAAAAACATTCTTGCACAAGTAGATATCAAGGAAGAAATTCCTACAGAGTTTGGTGTGTATGACTTGAACAATTTTCTTTCTGTAGTGTCTCTGCATAAAGATGATCCTACTTTTGAATTCAATACTCACGAAGTTTTGATTACTGGTAACAGCGGTCGAAGCAAACTGAAGTATCGTTTCTGTGCTACTAATATGATTAACACACCACCTGATAAAGAATTCACGATGCCTGATCCTGAAATCTCTATCAAACTGTCTTCTGAAGATTTTGATTGGATCATGCGGGCTGCTGCTGTTCTTGCATCGCCACAGATCGCAATCGAATCAGATGGTGCTACTGTTTCGATTATTACACTTGACCTTCAAAACGATTCAGCACATAGCGAAATGCTTAAGTTGCCAGTTGTTGGAACAGGAAACAAGTACCGTATGCTTTTCAAAACTGAGAACTTGACTAAGATTATGCCTGGTTCGTATGAAGTGAAAATTTCATCAAAAGGTATCTCTCATTTCAAGAATGAAACGCTACCTCTTCAATACTGGATCAGCACAGAATCCGGTTCTACTTACTCGGCAGACTGATATGGACTTTCTATATTTTGCTAAGATTGGTGATGGTGGTTCTATTGCTATCAATCGCAATAAAGTATTGAGTGTCAAACCTCACGCAGAAGGTGGTACGATGTTGTATATGCAAGAATCAGGTATGCATTCATCGTACCATGTTAGCGATAATTATTTGGATGTAGTTGCACGATTAAATAATGGGAGTTAATATGACACAAGAAGATTATATTTCCGTTCTTCAAAATGAAATAGAAATCTTGAAAAAAAATTATTATGATGAAACACAAGAAGGTACTGGTCACTTCAATACTGCGATTAGCGTATTAAAACAGCGAATCAAAGATATTGAAGTAATGAAAGCAGTTTAATATTATGATTGAGGTGAGTTATGGAACATTTGTTATGGACAGAGAAGTATCGCCCACAAACGGTAGAGGATTGCATTCTACCTGAAAGGCTGAAGAAACCGTTTCAAGAATATGTAAATCAAAAACAAATCCCCAATCTCTTGCTTAGTGGTGGTGCAGGCGTAGGTAAGACTACAATTGCAAAAGCCATGTGCAATGAGATTGGCTGTGATTATATGGTCATCAACGGTTCTGATGAATCTGGTATCGATGTATTTCGAAACAAGATCAAGAACTATGCGTCATCTATGTCGCTCTCAGGTGGGCGTAAAGTAATCATCATCGATGAAGCAGACTATCTAAATCCCAATTCAACACAACCAGCTTTGCGTAATGCAATCGAAGAGTTTGCAAGTAACTGTTCGTTCATCTTTACTTGTAACTATAAGACACGCATCATCGAACCACTTCATTCGCGCTGTGCAGTCATTGACTTTGCATTGAAGAATGGTGAGAATGCAAAGATGGCATCTGCATTTTTCAAGCGTCTTCAGATGATTTTGCGAAGTGAAAAAATTCCGTTTGAAGATGCTGTTATTGCAGAGTTGGTCAAGAAACACTTTCCCGATAATCGTCGGATCATTAATGAATTGCAGCGTTACTCAAACCTTGGTAAGATTGATACAGGCATTCTTTCACAGATTGGTAATGTACAGATCGCAGAGGTTGTAAAGTATATTGCTGCAAAAGACTTCGGCGCAATTCGTAAATGGGTTGCAACAAGTGGTGTTGATGCAAATACTGTATTCCGTCAAATCTATGATGCGTTGTATGAATCTGTTAAGCCGCAATCTATTCCACAAGCGGTATTGATTCTTGCTGACTATCAATACAAGAATGCATTCGTTGCAGATACAGAAATCAATCTTGTTGCTTGTCTAACTGAACTGATGGTGAATTGTGAGTTTGTATGAGACAGAACCTATTTGGAGAAATCGTACTTGAGCCGGCAGATTTTGCCAAAACAATTATCGAAGGACTTAATAGAAAGTATCATACTTTCATAACACCAAACGGTCTGAGTAAGAAAGGTTTTCTTAAAGAAGGTAAAGACAACATCGATAAAGTAGGCTTCTATTGCATCTACAAATACAAGCTACCAATTTATGTTGGGTACTCTAATAGTTCCATCTATCATAGGATCGCTAGATTCTTCGGTGCAGCTACTGGTAATACTTTGAATTACGAACGACATGCAGCAGGTGAGAAGTATGAAAAAGCATTTGGGCAAGATTATGAAAACTTGTCTGTCAGATCATTTCATTTTGATGTTTCGAAACTGCCACTTGAATTCACTATGGAAGAAATCGAACACGAAATTATCTATGAGTTGAAGCCTGTGCTGAATTCTCAAGTATATAAAGGGTTGTGGGTTTCCAACACCCGCTTGACGATTGTACAAAATGAAAATGTTTGATTGGATAAGTAATGACTATAAATCTCATCCTATTCGTTTCTTCGCTGAAGTTACGGCTTGGGTTCTTTCGATTGCGTGTTCTATCACGATGGCGCTCACTGTACCGAACCCGCCTCTTATTAAGTTGTATCCTGTATGGATCCTTGGCTGCTTCATTTATGTTTGTTGTGCTTATAGCCGCAAGTCTTTTGGGATGCTGGCTAACTACCTGCTACTCGTTACGATAGATAGCATCGCACTAGTGAGAATGATGTGAACCCTTTTGATTATGTAAACGCGATTCTTCAGAACAAAAAACAGTTAATTGTCGATGAAATTACAGAGAAATCTTATACGCCTTTCTTAGTAAATCGATCATTGTCTTATCATAAAGATTGCATCATGTACGCTAATGAAATGAACAGGTGTCATTTTATTGACAAAAAGATGCAGAATGATTTTTTACTAAATACCGTAAGGTCTCAAAAAAGACCTTTTGCGAAGTGGATTAAGTCTGAGAAAAGTGATGATATAGAATGTATTAAACCTGTATACGGTTTCTCTGATGCAAAAGCCCGTCAGGCTTTACTTCTCCTAAGCAAAGAACAAATCCAACAATTAAAAGAACAAACCGATACCGGTGGATTGAGGAAATAAAATGGTTGACCTGACAAATTTTGTTGAAATTAAACTTGTTGAGCAGGATGATTTTTTAAAGGTAAAGGAAACACTTACTCGCATAGGCGTGTCTTCTCGTAAAGAGAAGGTGCTTTACCAATCATGTCATATTCTGCACAAGCAAGGACATTACTATATCGTTCATTTCAAAGAGTTGTTTGCGCTTGATGGTAAACCCTCAAATATTTCAGAGAATGATATTCAAAGACGTAATGCTATTGCCAAGTTGCTAGAAGAATGGGGATTGGTAAAGATTGTAAACCCAAGTATTATCGGTGAAGATGTTGCTCCACTTTATCAGATAAAAATCATTTCGTTCAGAGAGAAGGATGATTGGCAATTAATTGCCAAGTACAATATTGGTAAAAAATAGTATGGTGTTTTATGAAAAAACAATTGAAGCCAACGAAACTAAAGAATCGGTATACCGGTGAAGTTGTATACTGTTCAAACATACATGAGGTAATCGAACAAGCACCCTATAATTTCATTAGGGTGTTCAAGGAAGATTTACCTCAGAGAACTTACTTGGTCAACAAGGACGCATTCGAATTGTCCAAGTAAGTTTACCTGGTTGAGAGAGTAAAATCTCTTGACCTTTTCCGTGAAGTGTGATACACTATCTTTTATTAACTTTGATATTTTAACGATGAAAACAGACAAAAACTTCAAACTCGACCGCACGGTCAAACGCTTTCTTACCACCATGAATGGTATGTCTAAAAGTAATTTCAAAAATCTAATGATCGATGCACAGTTAGCATACGATTCTCATAAACGCTCACCTCTTCGCAAGGACAAAAAAGATAAAGTAGATGAAGCATAAATTCATCACGGCATACATGAATGTTGCTGAAGAATTTGCTAAACTCTCCTCAGCACGAAGACTTCATGTTGGATGTGTAATTGTCAAAAATGATTCAATTATCGGTGTAGGCTATAACGGTACACCAACTGGTTGGGATAATAACTGCGAGGATGAAGTATATGATAGAGAAACAAACCGAGATTTGTTGGTTACTAAGCCCGAAGTGTTACACGCCGAAACGAACGCAATCGCCAAAGTTGCAAAGTCAACCAATTCGACGGAAGGAGCCAGTATGTTCATTACTCATGCCCCCTGTCTCGACTGTTCGAAAATCATCGCGCAAACGGGCATAGCAAAAGTTTTCTATAAAAACATCTATAGAAATAGTGATGGGCTTGAATTCTTGAGGAAATCTAATGTAGAATGCATTAATACTAAAGGAGATTGATCTTGAACCCAAGTAAAGTTTACACCGGACAAGTTGCAGAGATATGTGAGAACGGTGATGCCATCATAACTTTTTCAGATGATATGGTAAGTGACTTAGGTTGGCAAGAAGGTGATGTTATTGATATCATTTATGAAGATGGTATTATTGTTTTGAAAAATTTGACGAAAGAAAGAACACGATGAACTTACACGAAATCGCTAAAAAAATTGCAGTACAAAACAACATGCCTAAGGCTGAGAAGTATGATATGGCTTTACGCGACTATGACAATATGGTTGAGATTCTTGGTTTCATCCAAGACCCAACCTATGACATGAATGACTTTCGCGGGCGCGAAATGTTGTTCCCCAAACGATGGGTAACCATCGGTGTTGTTTCTGCTGACACAGAGGTGCCGGCATGACAGTTAAACTTGTTACTCTGAAAACAGAGAAAACACTTATCGCTACTATCAGCGAAGACTCTTCAATGCCAGGTGCTGTCATCATCAAAGAGCCTGTGCAGATTGTTGTAGTGCCACCTCGTTCACAGACAGATTCTGGTGGTATTGCTTTCATTCCTTTTCTTGATTACAGTGAAGAGTTTAAAACAGGTATCGTTATCTCACCGAACGATATTCTTACGATAACTACGCCCCACAGAGAACTATTGAACCAGTACAATACGATGTTCGGATCAGGAATTCAAATCGCATCAAGCCTTAAATAATGGCAAAATTCTATACTAATGTTGCTCAACATGGCAACAACATTCTCTATCGTGGTGTAAAAGATGGTAGGCGCGTTAAGATGAAAATTGCTTACGCGCCTACTTTGTTTGTGCCTGTCAAAAAACCTACTGAATACAAAACACTATTCGGTGAGTTTGTAGAGCCTGTTAAGTTTGAAAACATCCGTGAAGCAAAAAACTTCATCGAACAATACAAAGATGTTTCTAACTTTAAAATCTATGGCAATCAAGCACACACCTATTCGTTTATTGCAGAAGAATTCAAAGGCATGGTTGATTGGAACATCAACGATATGTCGATTGCAGTAATCGATATTGAGGTCGGATCAGAGAATGGATTTCCCGATCCATATCAAGCCAATGAACCTATCACAGCAATCTGTGTTCGTTTCATGGGTGGTAAGACTCATGTGTTCGGTTGTGAACCATACTTCAGAAATAGTGATGATGTTATCTACTATCAATGTGGTGTTGAACAGAATCTATGCAAAGTGTTTCTTGACTTTTGGCAAGAGAACTACCCTGATGTAATCTCTGGTTGGAACATAAACTTCTTCGATATACCTTACTTGGTAAATAGATTCCGTAAACTTCTTGGTGATGATGTTACAAACAAGTTGTCGCCTTGGGGTAGAATCGATGAGCGCGAAGTAAATGTAATGAACAAGAAGAATATTTCTTACACTCTCGTAGGCGTGTCTGCACTCGACTATATTGACTTGTATAAGTGGTATGCACCTGGTGGCAAATCACAAGAATCATATCGCCTAGATCATATCACTAACATAGAAATTGATGAGAGCAAATTGTCATATGATGAATTCGATAACTTGCATCAGTTGTATCGCCTTGACTTTCAAAAGTTTATTGACTACAACATCAAAGACGTTGACTTGATTTTCAAACTTGAGAACAAGCTGAAGTTGATTGAGTTGGGCTTGACTCTTGCGTATGATACGAAATGTAACTTCAATGACATTTTTGCACAAACAAGAATGTGGGATTCTCTAATCAATAATTATCTGCTAGAGCGCAAGATTGTTATACCTCCAAAAGAGATTAGCAGTAAGAACGAACGATTCGAAGGCGCGTATGTTAAAGAACCACAGATCGGTTTGCATAATTGGGTTGCATCGTTTGACTTGAACAGTCTGTATCCGCATTTGCTGATGCAATATAATATCTCGCCTGAAACTCTAGTAGAGCCTTCAGACTATACAAACGAAATGCTTCAAGTGCTATCGCAAGGTATAACTGTTGACAATCTACTAAACAAGAAAGTAGATACTTCAAATCTTGTTGGTGTTACTTTGACACCGAACAGTCAATTCTTTCGTACCGACAAGCAAGGTTTTCTTCCTGCGATGATGGAAGAACTGTATGAAGATCGAAAGAAGTTTAAGAAACTCATGCTCAAAGCAAAGCAAGAATATGAGGATGAAAAAGATCCAATGAAAAAGAATGAGATACAGAATCTAGTATCTCGCTATGATAATCTTCAGTTGGCTAAAAAGTTATCACTAAACTCCGCTTACGGTGCATTGGGTTCGCAGTATTTTCGATTCTATGATCTACGCATGGCACTTGCTGTTACGATGGCAGGTCAGTTGTCTATTCGTTGGATTGAAAATAAACTCAATACATATATGAATAACCTTTTGAAAACGGATGAAGATTATGTTATTGCATCGGACACAGACTCGATTTATCTCCGCCTTGGTCCATTGGTTGAAAAAGTCTTTGGTGCGGGAGGGAAAGTATCACAGCCCGGAATCAAAACAATTCAATTCATGGACAAGGTCTGTGAAGATAAGTTGCAACCGTATATTGATAGCAGCTATCAGGAACTTGCTGCGTATATGCATTCCTTCTCCCAAAAGATGCAGATGAAGCGTGAAGCATTGGCTGACAAAGGTATCTGGACAGCCAAGAAACGATACATTCTGAATGTCTATAACAATGAAGGTGTGCAGTACAACGAACCTAAACTAAAAGTGATGGGCTTAGAGATGGTTAAGTCCTCAACGCCTGCTGCTATTCGTGAGAAGATGCGCGAATCAATCAAGCTAATGGTTCAAGGTACTGAAGAAGATATTCATAAGTTTATCGCAGACTTTAAAGTTGCATTCAAGAAACTTCCGGCTGAAGATATTTCATTCCCTCGCGGTTTGAATGGTCTGCGTGAGTATTCCGATCCAGTTATGTTGTATAAGAAGGGTACACCGATTCATGTAAAGGGTGCGATTCTCTATAACGACAAACTGAAGAAGATGAATCTTGACAAGAAGTATCCGTTGATTCAAGAGGGTGAGAAATTGAAGTTTACTTATCTCAAACAACCTAACCCGTTGAAAGATAGTGTGCTTTCTTTCCCAACACGAATCCCTAAAGAGTTTGAGTTAGATCAGTATGTTGATTATGATATGCAATTCAATAAAGCGTTTCTTGAACCTATCAAAATCATTCTAGATTGTATGGGTTGGCAAACAGAGAAGCCAAACACTTTGGAGAGTTTCTTTGGATAATATTCGTATCATCAGAACTGACATCAATGTTTCGAAGATTGTGAAACAGTTGCAAGATAATCCTAATGATTGGGAATCACAAAAGAAAATGGAAGGTGTTGGGTCCTTGCTCGACAGAGGATTCATGCACCTTCCTGCTGGTGTGTTACAGTTAGTGATCGGTGCGTTAAATCATCCTAGCCAATTCGTAGGCGATTCAGAACTTTCTATACCAACACCTGCATACAAAAATCATACCGAAGTTATTAATTTTTTGAAGAGACACTTTCATAAATTTTGCCGTTGTGGTTTCTTGTCATTAGAAGTTGGTGGTGAAGTTGGGCAACACATCGATATCGGAAAATATTATCTAACGAAAGATAGATACCATCTTTCCATACAAGGAAGATATAGATATACAGTAGGCGGTGAATCTGTAATCGTTGAACCAGGTACATTACTTTGGTTCAACAATAAACTACCGCACGGTACACATAACATCGGTGACTGTACACGAATAACTTTTGTGTTTGATGTACCGCATTCTAAAAAGAATCCATGATATAATAATGATTATTCCTACTAGGAGCATTTGAATGAGTTTACTTGAAAAACTAAAAAAGAATACCACGATCAAAGACAGTTCTATTCTTTCGAGATCGAAATTCTTTAATGAAAAAGATATGATACCTACTGGCGTGCCAATGATTAATGTTGCATTGTCTGGTAGTTTAAATGGTGGGCTTACGCCAGGTCTTACAATGTGGGCTGGTCCATCGAAACACTTTAAGACTGCTTTCTCCTTGCTCATGGCTAAGTCGTACATGGACAAGTATCCTGAAGCAGTCCTTTTATTCTACGATTCTGAGTTTGGTACTCCAATCAGCTACTTCGAAACATTTCAGATCGATATGGATCGTGTATTGCACACACCATTGACTGACATTGAACAGTTGAAGTTTGATATCATGCAGCAGTTGCAGAATTTAGAGCGTGGCGAAAAACTGATTATCGTTCTTGATTCGATTGGTAACCTTGCATCAAAGAAAGAAGTTGAAGATGCACTTGAAGGTAAATC